TCGTTCACCCGAATCACTTACTTGGGTAAGTTCATCGGGATTCTCTCTCTTGCCGCCTTCCTGCAACTCGAATTATTTTGGGTATAACTGGGTTACTTGCGTTCGCCGTCGACCGGTTCAGTCTTGCCTGGCACCATGATGGAGCGGGTAATCGCCTCCATCGTGACAAAAGTGTGACCACAGTTGACGTTGGTGCACTGGTGGTAACGCTCCTTGGTATTTTCAGACAGGTAGCGGCTGGAACGGGCATGAGCGGAATGACGGCACAAAGGACAATGCATCATGTTGAAATCACCTTATGTGTACGGGTTAGTTAAACATCTTACACACATGGTACTGCATTGAATTCGAATTTGCAAATTCAAATTCGCAAATTCGATTTACTGGGTTGTTTCAGGCAATAAGCCATACTCGGCGACGTACTCAAGATCGCTTGAGAGGATGTCGAGCTCCAGAGCGGAGATAAAACCCCTGTCGGAAAGTTTATGCACCACAGATTTTATATTCCACAACCGATCGTCGATAACCTGTTTGAATCCTTTTAGGTTCAATAACATACCAGGAACAAGCGTCTCCATGCCGGTGTGGAGTTGCACGGAGAAATCCACCCCTTCGCGCTGGATTTGAAACCAACGGCTGATAGCCACCATCGTCGCTTCTTCTTTATCACGGTACAACTTTGAGAGCGTACTCGCGTTTTTGAGGTCGCCGGACAAGTAATTGGTGATCTTTTCTGTGGAACGCTGGGTGTCGCCGGTCGATTTAGCGGCGGGATGAGCAGTACCGGTGTTTTTCGTCGCCGCTTCTTTCGCTTTTATCCTGACGGCATAGGTTTTGGCGTCTTTATAGTCGTGCCATTTGGCAATCACCACCGGGTGAGATTTACGCTCCGTTACTTTGAACGTGAACGAGCTACAGTCATAACGCTCCAGCGTTTTTGTGCCCATCGGTTTACCACTGACGCTGGTGCCAAAACCGCCTTCAAACAGCGCTAATACGCCATTCTTAACTGTAACGGTGAAATTGTTATTTCGGCCCAGCTGAAATAACAATTCCGAGTCTGACTGGTTACTTTGTATGATGTCTTTCAGCGTGAGTTGTTCCAGTTTTTCTGAAATGGATAGACTCAACTCGTTTCGCACGGCAATGGTTTTGGCGAGATTGCCCAATGTCGTATTTTTATAACTTTCTTCACGTGGGCTATTAAAAGCCCCGCGGAAATTCATGCTGTTAGCCGTAATAATTAATTTATCCGGAGAACCTTGGTAAGTTATCTTATCGACAATATAGATACCCTTGGAGACCAGCGGTTTATTTTTCCACCCAAGACTGATACCGATATTCACTCCTTTTTCTGGCATGACTAATTTTCCATCGCTGTCATCCAGTTCCAGTGTGATCATATCTGATTCAAATCCGATGTTATCCGTCAGCGTCAATGAAATGAGCCGTGCCTTGATATTGGATGGCGCAGATATTTGCTCCTTCATGGCTTTATCCCACAGAGTGATAAGAAAATCCGGGGAGAGTTGACTGCCTAGTTCAATCTGATTTTTGGTGATCATGATAATAACCCTTGAATAGTCGACTTGGCTGTCGACAGTGCCGGAGATATTTCAGAATCATAGAGTGCGGATGCCTGATCTTTGAGATCGCCAAACATTGAAATCAGCGATTCGTCAATACGCTTCAATGTCAAAGTAAAACTGATACTGCGGGCACTGCCGTCGGAATACAGATCTTTTCCTGAGAATTCCACCCTGGTGATAACGAACATACCATAAATAGTGCCGCTGCCTTCAATCAGGGGCCAGGCCATACCGGAGTCCGCCATATAATCCAGGGCGAGTCTGGCTACCTGGCTAGTAATGCCGGATATTTCCGGGACCAGCGTACCGCTTAGCGTAATAGTTTCATCACCTTTACCCATATATTGATGTGAATTACGCATGCCGATCCGGGTATTTCCCTGCCAGTTGTAAGCAGCCTCGCGCTTAATGGTATTGTATGGCAGCGTGCGCAAGTGAAAAACGAATAATCCAAGTGCAAGCATCATAATAATGATTCCTTAAAACGGGTGTAAAGTATTCATCTGGCTTAAGCGCCGGTCTTCCTGCTGTTGCGAGTATTCATTCAATATACTTAGAACTTTTTCATGAAGCTGTTCGCTCTGGCTTCCTTCCGGCATACTTATCTGCACGTTATTATTAATGACGCTATTATCTACATAGCCCCTGTTTATGATCGGCGACAGCGCACTGTAATTACTATAACCTCTGCTGTTCAGAGAACCAGTTTCTATTCCAGTTTGATCATTGGAGCCTGATGCCGCGGGGTTGTTATCTATGGATAACGCGCTGCCCGAAGTGGGGGTAGTAGACGGTGGTGGAGTTATGCCCAATGTATCTTTTACTTTTTTATGTTCCTCTAAGTATTTGGCTGCTTCTACTTCATATAATTCATTCCCAAATAAGTAATTGTTGCCCAGATATTTCTGCTGTTCAGGGTGCTCTGTATAATATTCATAGAGCTGTTCCGCTGCGTCGGTTCCTGCATAGGTCAAGATATTTGCTCGTGTTGGCAGCAATAAACCTTTAACTGACGGAAACCTGGTTTTTTTAGGAAGAGCATCCAAATTCATCTTACTCACTGGTGTTGGCGGTGTTTTCAATGGTGTGACCATTGGGATATCAGCATTATTGGTACTGCCGAGAGCGCCAGGTGCATTGCTCAGTGCCGAATTTGACGATGATTGCGGCGTAAGTTTATCCAGTTGTCGGCTTCCAGCCTGGACGAGATCGCGTACTGTCCCTTCTGCCGATTCATACAACTGAACCTGCATACTTTCCGTTTGGGATTGAAACTTACTGATATCACCTGCCAGCGTATTTTGTGAGGTGTCGTAAGATTTTGTCAGCACATCATCCGATTCTTGCACGCGGTTGCGTAGCGCCCCGGTATTACCATGCGTTAGCCCCTTAATCAGCACATTGGCTGCCGCCGCACCCTGGGAGCCAAAGATCGTGTTGAGGTACTTATCACGCTGAGATGGGTTAACCTTTTCCTGATCAAAGCGTTTACCTAGCTGCTCCAGCGTTGTTAGCGGTGAAATCAGTTTTCCTTGTGCTGTGGAAGGGGTGATATTCAACCGTGAGAGCAGTTGGCGGGCATTATCGGTTGGTTTGCTGAGCCGCTGGATAAGTGCTTGCACACGCGTTCCGTTGACTTTCCCATCTGCGCCGTCAATCCCGCTATCAGCCAGAGCGCCCAACATGATGCTGGTGTCCTCGAAACTGACGCCAGCCTGATGGGCAGTCGGTGCAGCCGTTGCCAATCCTTCTTTATAGCTGTCAAAGCTCGCTTCCGTCTTTTGGATGATCACGCTGGCTACATCGCCGATATGTGCGTAATCGGCATTTTTTAGCTGGAAAGCGCGGTCGGCCCCCATGAGCAGGGCCGCGGAATCATCGATAGGGCGTTTATTGACTTGCGACAGCGTCACTGCGGTAGGCGTGACCGCCAGTACAGTGTCGTCGGTTGCGCCCAGATCGACAATGTCATGTTGTGCCCGAACCGCATCGGCATGGGTAAGCGGTGTAGTATCCGCAATAGCTTTAGCTTGAGCGGTGAGGTACTTGGCTGTCTGGTCATCGGGCTTTAGACCGAGAGACGCTTGCAAACTCGCATTCTCACGGGAAAAGTCATACCCCGGCTCCAGGAGTTTCTGAACCGAAGTGACTGTGCCCGCCGCCAGGTCTTCAGGGCTTATTGACGAGAGTTTTTCCATCACCTTGTCACGCAGCTTGCCTAATAACCCGGTTTGCTTTTTTTCCTCAGGGAGAGGAGCGGTATCCTTATTGGCCGGGTCTTTTTTTGATGAGTCGGTTTTATCGGGCGTTTTTCTGCCCGATTTTTTTTTCCCTGAACGCATTTCTGCCGGGGATTGTTTATTGCCGGCGGGGCTCTGGCTGGCGGCCGGATTGTCCTGAGTAGATTCACCGGCGGAGGCCGGCGCTTTCTTGCCAGGAGATTTTGCGGCTTTTTCTGGTCGTTTCGCCGCATTGATGAGTGTTTTAAGAAAACTTAATTTAGGCATTGGGTTGTCCACTTCGTTCTAATGCCTTGGCGCGCCATCGTGTCAGCTCAGCCAGGCTCATTGGGTAAAGTTCTGATGGCGGCCAGTGAAATACCACGGCTATATCCGCCATCAAATCGTCAACCGTCAGGCTGGATGGCAGCGTCAGCGTGCCGAGCTCGGCGACAAAAAACCGATCACCTTGCCAGCCAACTGAGTGATATCGGCAAGTTCAAGCGCGCAAACGTCTGCTTCCGTCAAAATCGGGTAGGTAATGCGCGGTAACACCTTGATCAGCGCATCGACATCCGCATTCGCGAGTGCGGCTAGGCCGATACCACGCAGCGCGCCGGCAGTCGGTTTGATCAGCGTGACTGATTCGATCAGGGTTTCGCCGCGTTTAATCGGGGCGTTCAGCGTGATTACGTTCTCTTGTACTGTGACTTCAGCCGTCATGATAAATACTCCAAAAATGGGTTTCAAAAAATGGCCAGCCGTAGCTGGCCAGGAAGGTGATTACAGGCCGATATTGCGACGGTGTTGTTCCAGACGGTCAACGCCGTTGACTTTTTCGATCATGTTGATGGTGTCGATTTCAATCATTTCGACGCCATCAATGATCAATTTGTAGTAAGTGCATTGGGTGGAGATTTTCACTTCTGTTTCTTCACCCTGCTTGGACTCACCGCTGTCAATCGACTTGTGGCGGCCGCGCAGGACGATTTCGACGGCGGTGATGTCACCGGTGTCGTCACGCTGGTAAGAACCGGCGAAACGCAACGGAACCGCATCGGCGCCCGGTAGGGCGTACTGACTCCAGAACGTTGCATCAGGCAGACCGCCCATACTCCATTCCAGTACCAGCGCCTCGTCATCCAAACCGAAGTCCACCGGTGCCGCACCGTGCATACCGCCGCCGCGGTAGTTTTCCAGTTTGCGGGTCAGTTTCGGCAGGGTGACGGAATGCACCTGGCCCATGTAGCTCATACCGTCGTTGAACAGGTTGAGATATTTAAGTTTACGTGGCAGTGCCATGAGTCAGTCGCTCCTTAGCTGTTAACGGATGCAGCCAGGTTCACCAGATACTTGTCGGTGATACGCTGACGCAGCGTGAGGTTTTCCAGTGGCGGTACCGGGGTGTACTCGTAGTCGATGTACAGCTTGCCGGCCTTCAGCGTTTCTTTATCGTTGGCGCTTTCATCGAACCAGCAGTCGGCGTCGATGATGTAGCCGTTGGATTTCAGCTCGCGGAATTTCGCCTTGATACCCTCGATGATGTCGCGGATCAGGGTGGCGGTTACCGGTTTGTCGACCGCCCACATGTGCGCTTCAGCCATGGTGTCGGCCAGTACCTGCGCTGTGCGGGTATAGTTTTCGAACAGGAACAACGGATCATCGGAACAGGTACGGTTACCCCAGAAACGGAAACCGTCTTTACGCACCAGCGTGGTTACGCCGGCTTCGTTCAGCAGGTCGGCATCGCTGCCGATGGTCTGCAGGTCCCAGTAGACGCTGGCGGAGATGCCGGTCACGCCGTTGACGCCGACGTTGGACAGGGTTTTGTGCCAGCCGGTTTCCTGGTCGATTTTGGCGCGCAGGCCCAGTGCACGCGCGGTGGCATAGGCCTTGGCGCTGGCATTGGTCGCGGTGTTCCAGGCGATAAAGTCCGGCCAAATCACCATCAGTTCGCGCTGGCTAAAGTTACCGCGGTATTTGATGGCATCGGACAGGGTTTTACAGCCATAAGCGCTCACGTAACCGAAGGCGCGCAGTGACTGACAGATTGCGGCCAGCGCGGTGGCGACAGGCTGGGAATCCAGCCCCGGAACGCCGAGGATACGCGGCTTCACGCCAGTGACGGCCTGAGCGTCCAGCAGGGCTTTCATGCCGGTGTATTTCCCGTTGGCATCGGCACCGCCGATGATGTTGGACACCGTTTCAGCCTCATTGGCGCCTTCAGCTACGCGAACGACTACCGTAACCGGTTTGGTCTGGTCGCCGATGGCCTGCAACGCGGCAGCCAGGGTCCCGGTTTTACCGGCTTTGCCTGCGGCGGTCAGCACATCGGTAATCAGTACCGGTGTATTCAGTGGAAAAGTGGCGGCGTCAGCATCCGGTCCAGTACAGACCATACCGACGATCGCGGTTGATACAGTTGAAATGACACGGGTACCGTCGTTGATTTCGACGACCTGCGTACCGTGATGAAAATCACTCATCAAGAATGTCTCCTGTTGTGGGGTGCGAGTAATAGTGCCTTGTTGCAAAACAGAAGGCATTCGAATGGGGTTTGGTATGGGATGGCACAACAGGGGAAGAGCTTGCCCTAATATTTTTTAATAAAAACAATGAATTGATGAAATAAAAAAATGCCGTTGATTTAACAACGGCATCTGTCGTGTCGGCGCAACAGGATGTGCGAATTAAACAAATGGATCAGGCCGGCATAGCAGGCCAGTCGATGGCGGGAGCGGTAGAGACATCCACCCGATTCAACAGCACCAGATAGGTTTTCCAGTCTTTCAGTGCCTGAGTTTCCTGCTCGTTCGCCATATTCAGTTCAACGGCGTACTGCAGTACGGTTAAACGTTTTTCCGCCTGGGCCAGGTAACTCGCCTGTTGCTGCTGAGCGGCAGTGAGCTGAGCGGCCTGTTCCGCCTTTTCATCCGTTACCCAGTTGTCACCTTGCCAGACATCATAGTCGTTTTTCGGCGGCAACAGCGTCAGGGCATCGGGCAGGGCGCCCGGCTGCGTGACCTGGGTAGGCTGCCGCGTTTGTTTATCGTAGGCTGTCTGCCCACGATAATCGACAATACTTTCCCAGCTCAAACCGTCCTGACTGCGTACGACAGTCTGGCCGGCTTGAAGGGTCGGCGGCGTATCGATGAAACTGTGTGCAGGAATACCCACGCCTTCCATCAAATATTCCCGGGTGCTGCCGATATATTCCCGCGTTTGCGGTTCAATATGGTAGACTTGAATATATCCACTGCTGATACTCAGCCCCTGTTCATTCAGCTGAATCATATTTTCAGTTTGTGTTGTCATGATTAACCTGCCTTAACGATATAACTGAAAGCGATATTGCGCGGGCGGTTTTCCGATGCGGTCGGGACGACGCGGGAGGCATCGAATACTGCGGGAAACCATGAGTTAGCAGGAAATTCTGTCCATGATATGCGATTTTGAGAGTCATGTACTCTTGCTTTCAAATCATAATATAATGCACCATTAAAATAACTTTCATCCAGCGAGTATTCACCGTCAACCCCATAATACAAGCTACCTGAAATATTACGTATAGCATCGGTTTGCTCAGCCAACAGTTTACGATCGGTATCTATACCACGCCCATCATCCCAGCCACGAATAAATTCACCGCGCAGGTCCGGCAAGGTGCCGGCAGGATATAATTTTGCCAGCTGCGGATATTTTGTGGTATCAAATGTTTGGCCGTTGCATTTTAGCCAGCCCTCCGGCGCTTCCGCCAGCGGCCAGGGTTGAGGAATGCCGATTAGTTCCTTTAATTCATTTTTTGATGTGTCAATCTGATTTTTATTGCATTTTTCACAGTGGATGGAAATATTTCCGATATGGATTGGACTGTTTTTATACGGACTGTCTTTATCGAGTATCAGATCAAGTGAACAAGGTGAGTTATCTTTTTCCATGTGTTTTCTCTCAATGTTAATTTATTAACGCACGTTATATCGTGCCATTTATTATTTGATGAAAACACTGGCTACGCATTCCCACTGTGTTGTGTGAAGAATGATAAAGCCGATGATGGCTTTATCATTTTATACCCGTCATACTTCAAGTTGCAGGTGTGTTGGCTGCGTGACTCGGCCCATCAATGGGCCTCGCCCTATGGGCCGCTGCAAGCAGCGTTCAAATCTGCTCCCGGCAGATTTGTCGTTCACCCGAATCACTTACCTGAGTAAGCTCATCGGGATGAAATGAGAGACATCCTGTCTCTCACCAGAGGC